CCTGTGGCGCGGAGAGTGGTTCCTTGATAGTCAATTCGGAACGCCGTACTTACAAGATATTCTCGGTAAGCAGGTAACACTTAATGGTGCGCTATCAGCCATCCGTACAGAAATCCTCGCTGTAGAAGGTGTTACCGGCATAGTTGAGTTTACCTACAACTTTGACCGGGCAGAGCGAAAGCTGAGCATAGAGTTTACAGCCAACACTGAGTACGGGTTGGTGCAGTACCCCTGATAAATAATCCCTTCAATATGCCTCGCCAATGTGCGGGGCTTTTTTATGCCTGAAATAAGGTGCATATGGCTGATTACATTACTGCGACAGGCTTTGACAAGCCGACATTACCGGAGATGGTTCAGGAAATCGGTGATGCAATGGAAACGGTCGTCGGGCCGATTAACAGAGAGGCTGATTCGACCACCGGACAGTGGATCGGAATTGAAGCTGAGCAAAACGCAATTCACTTCGAAACTGAAGAGGAGTTGTGGGCTAGCCGGTTTCTTGCTTCTGCTGAGGGATTCGCTCTTGATGCTCTTGGCGACTGGATGGGTGGGATTACCCGGCATGGCAAAACCACGACAAAAGTGAACGCCGTTATTTATGGCTCTGAATCACGACTTGTTCCTTCTGGTTCTTTAGCTTCTTTCGGTAATTACCAGTTCAGACTGACGGCAGATTATACCATCTCACGCTCGACGCTTCTGGATGGAGAGGTGAGGGTATCTAACAACACACAAACCAGTTACACGGTACGGATTGCTGGCGTTGATCATACCTACACGAAAGTTGCAGGAGACACGGTAAACACCATTGCTACAGGCCTTGCCGCAGTAGTGGACTCAACAAGCCAGTATTCAGCCACAGCAAACGGCTCAGTTATCAGACTCACCTCTGAAAACCTTATTGAAGGTTACGCAGTGTCGCTTAGCGCTGGGCTGGCGTGGCAGTTAATTGGTTCACCGGCAATCTTTGAGGCTACTGAAGCAGGTCCGATTGTCGTTCCTGTTGGTGGATTAAACAATCCTGTAAGTGCGATCACCGGATGGACCGGAGTTAATAACCTCGTTCAGGGGGCTACCGGCTCCGACCGGGAATCAGACACGGATTATCGCCAGCGTTTATACCAGAGCAGAGCGTCATCTGGCGGTGCTGCCACAATCCCAGCAATTGAGACTCGCCTGATTACGGAAGTCAGCGGCGTAACCTTAGCAAAAGTCATTGAAAACGACACTATGGCGACAGTGGACAGCATTCCTCCAAAAGCCATCCACACTATCGTTTCTGGCGGTCTTGAGCAGGACATTGCTGACGCAATCTGGAAGTACAAAGGGGCTGGCATAGCGACATACGGCTCAATTGCGATCACTGTGTATGACCGGTACGAAAGACCACATCTGGTTAACTTCTCACGCCCAACAGAAGTGGATATTTACGTCAAAGTTGACGTTGTTCTTCTGGATGCTGAGGAGCCATTACCTGCGACTGTTGTGGACGCTATCAAGCAGGGTGTTGTTGCTTACGGTGCGACGCTTGGTCTTGGAGATGACGTTATTACCCAGCGCATTTACGGCTACATCTATGCCAATACCACCGGCATCGGGAAGATGACCATCACCGTCAGCACTGACGGAACTACGTTTGCAGAAAGTAACATCTCCGTTGCTGAAAACTCATTTGCTTCGTTCTCCGCTGCCAATGTGGAGGTCACAGGTGTCTGATGATTGGATTGATATCGATTTTCTTGCGTTGATACGGCAGAGGCCTACTGACTGGCTTAAAAAAGGCGGTCAGGTTCCAGATCTCTTTGCTGCTGTTGGCGTACTTCATCCTGAAATTGAAGCGCGCGCCAAATACATCTACCTGACGCAAAGCATTTACAACGCCCACGGTATAGAGCTGGACAGATTCGGACAGTACGTTGATGTCGGTCGTGATGGAATGTCTGACGATGATTATCGCCGGGAAATCATGCAGGCGAAACTGGCGACTGCGTTCAGCGGAACACCAGATAACGTCATGGTCGTAACGGCAACCACTACTTCAAGTACTGATGTCGAACTGGTTGAGCTCTATCCTGCCGCATTCAGCGTTCACGCAACCGGACCTTATGTCCCCACAAACATCAACGCCATCGTCGACCGCGCATCTGTGGCTGGTGTCAGAGCATATTCAACACATGATTATGGGCTCAACGGTTTCTCCCTGGCGGGAATAGACACCAATTCAGGCCAAGCGTTACAGGTCGGCGATAACACAGCAATGCAGGTAGACACCGACACGGCGCTTGGACTTAACCGTGGGTCTGTATTCATTGCTGGCTCATATCTTGACGCGGCTGGGTCCGTGTCAGGTGTACTCGAAGTAAACGGCTCATATCTCGGCGTCGCTGACGACGATTACCTTCTTATCTTCTCCCGCGACTATGGCGTCACCGGGACGATGCTTTGCGGCGCTATGCCTAAGTGAGAAATTAAATGGCTATCACATCATTTGCAGATACTGACGTCACTTATGAGGACGGGCAGAAAAACAAAGAACCAATTCCAGATGAAATTCTTGCCAGCGGGTTTGTGCCTCCCGTTCGCATGCCAGATGGATCAATCTCAGCAGGTAGCAAGCTCGCAGCCAATCACCTCAATACACTACTTAACGACTTATACGCGCAAATAGCTGACCTGAAAGCACGCGTGACAGTGCTTGAGGGGGCTTAATGGCAGATATCACTCTAAAATATTTAACAGATTTGCCAGCAGCCGCTTCGGCAGCGTTGACTGATTTGTTGCATGTAAATCAGTCAGGAAATGACAGGTCTCTTACCGTTTCAACTCTGCTCAAAGCAATTGTTGATGGTGTATATCCAATCGGAAGCGCTCATTTTTTTACTAATACAACAAATCCAAATGTCATATGGCCAGGAACTACATGGGCCAGAATACCAGGCGCAGGAAGGACAATCAGGCTTGCCAATAACTCAGGAAGCGACACCTTGCAAATAGGGGGTAGCGACAGCATTACGATTACAGCATCCAATCTTGCACCACATACACATCCGATTGATGTCAACTCAGATTCTTTCGATTATGGGAGCAAAACAACCAGCACATATTCTCATTCACACACGGTTGGGCTTAAAAGCGTTGGAACATTAACAGGTGGCGCTCAGGATAGGAGTAGCGATGACATTATTTCTTCACAGTCAACTACAACATCATCAGATAATCATGCGCATTCAATATCAATAGGTGCGCATTCTCACCGAATATCGGGTGACACAGGTTCAACCGGTTCTGCAACCCCAATAGATACTACAAACCAATATATTAAATTAGCTGGATGGTACAGGACTGCATAATGGCCGAACAAAAAGTAAAACTTACTGAGTTGCCAACCGCGACCGATACACTTGATACAGCGCAGCTCTTGGTCAATCAGAACAGTACCGACCAGAAGCTTGCTATAACACATCTGTTGCGTGCAAAGAACAACCTTTCAGAACTAGAGGATTTTGCACAGGCTCGAGCAAATTTAGATGTTCCTTCTGTAGAGGAAGTAAATAACAAGTTATCAGGATTTATTGACGGGTCTTATACATTTATCGCTGGCGGGTCTTTAGCGTCACGATCTGATTTTATCTGGGATGAAGATACTAAATCCTGGTATTACTGGTCAGGAGTATTGCCAAAAGAAGTTCCAGCCGCTTCCAATCCTGACTCTACAGGTGGGACTGGTGTTGGTGCATGGATTCCTGTTGGAGAATCAGTACTGCGAGGAGACTTAGCAAAACCAACCGGATCTTCGCTCATTGGATATCAGTATCCTGCGGATGGCAGTGTGCCAAGAACGGTAGAAGATAAACTTGGAGATTTCGTTAGTGTGCTAGACTTTGGCGCAAAAGGCGATGGCGTAACAGATGATTCAGTAGCCTTTAAAAAAGCCTCAGCTACCGGTAAGAAAGTGTTTATCCCTGATGTGTCAGGTAATGGTTCTGGCTGTATTTACAAAGTAAAAAATGTATATATCAAAAAGCCATTGCTCTTTGGAGAAAATATCGGTGTAGAAATACAACCTGTTTCTGCCGGTGATGAGATGTTCTACTTTGGAGATCCTGACCAGCCATCTACTTACATTATTAATGGTGCGAGAATAGAAAACCTCACCTTTTCATGCCCATCAGCTTCAGATGGAGAGTACCCTATAGCCATACGTTGCCATCAACAGCAGCAAATGGAGGTATTCGGATGCACATTCTACCGATTAACATTTGAGCTTATAGACTACAGATATGTCACCTTTAGGAAAATTCGTGGAATAGGTTCAATGTTCTATTCAAACAGGACTCAACCAAATGGTGTTGATTGGGCTGACGCATTGGTTATCTCAGACAGTTTTATTGCTTACTCTTCCCGTGTTGAAGTTCGTAACTCTGTAGGATTTCAAATGCGAAATACCTATTGCGCAAATCCGACATCTACTCCATGCCTGTTATTGGGATATGACGATTGGGCAAAGCCAAGTCATGGAACGTGCGAACTGACTGACGTAACAATTGAAGGCGTTACAGAACTCAACAATTGCAACCTTTTTGTTTTTATTGTAAATGGCCATATGGGTGCCTTTGAGGGGCATGGGCTAACGCTTAAAGATTGTTTCTCGGTAAACTGTGTAAATACAGAATTCCATTACAGTAAAGACTTCGGTGTATACATGAATGCGTGTAAAAAATCATCATTCACTAACACCAGGTTTACAAATAATGGAGAAGGTGGGATTAGAATTGGTGGTGATACGCAATATGTTGCATTCGCAGGATGTCTTTTTGGCGAGGGAGGAATTGCTAATGACGGCCCAACTCAAAAACGAGGTATTAACATTGAGGACACTAGCGGAGGGATTGCGGTGTTGTCTTCTGTTTTTGATGGAAATAGCGAGGTTAATATTGGCGGAGATCAAAGTAAATACAGGGTTCTGGCATGTCAAGGAGTTCCCGATACTGTAATTGTTAGCGGTGGTGGAACATCGCAAAGGCCATCATCTCCAAAAGCAGGGCAGCAGTATTACGATACCAACCTAGGACTTCCTGTATGGTGGAATGCTACCACAGAAACATGGCAGCGTGCAGATGGCACCAATACATAACAGAAAGCGCCAATCCTGTGGCGCAATTAATTGTCATCCTTAAACCACCTCCTGTGGGGGTGGTTTTTTAATATCCGAAACCACTTTCTAATTTAAAGCCCTGATCCCATCTTTCCATATGAGAACTATTTTATCCTGAATCTTATGTTTTTCACTTGGAGTTCCAAACTGTCTTATGGCATTGCCAATCTGGTCTTCGTCATCTGCAATTAAGAACTCCGCTCCAGCTTTATACCATTCTGATTTTGATAGCCCATTATATTGAACAAATTGATTATTGCGTAATTCATATGGCGCAACGTTAATATCGCTAAATCCGGCTACCGAAGATGCAAACCAAAAAGAGGCATACCCCCTCTTATATCCGCTTTCATGTAAAAAATTTCTTAGTTCAATTGTCACATCGTTAGTGTTTACTGTGTTTCTTAATGTTGCTAAACTTGGTATTGATAACAAAATGACGATTAAAGAAATCGCTATATTTCTTTTTGCAGAAAAGGCAAAGGCACTTCTTGAAATGACAATGGACATAAATACAAACGTAGGAACAATGTATCTGATAGAAAAGAGATTTGTTGGTCTGTCGCTCAGTAAATAAGCAAAAAACATTAGTAATGATGACGCAACCAATACCTGACAAAAGAAATCAAGGTCCTTAAATTTAAGAATGCACCTTGTGGATAAATATATGAATGAAAATATGAATATTACCTTAATTAAACTAAAGAATGTTCTCTTATCACCTATTTCCATTCCAAATACATATCCACCAAAAAAATGAAAAGTGCCCTGAATAGTTAATGATATATTATTTGTTAATTGAGAGAAATCAACAAAATGCGGGGTGGTTATCCCTGGCAGGGTAAATCCACCAAAATGTAAAAAAAAGAAAGATATGCATTTCGAAACTGCAATTGATACTGCAGTTGACGCTATCAATACCACATATCTATAGTTTATGTTTTCTTGTTTATATATTCCAAGTGCCACTCTATACAAGCACACAAGTATAACAGGGATAATAAATGCATATTTTGCAATGTCATCACTAAAAGACAAAGTTGATAACATAATCATGTATGTCAATAATAGCTTTAACGACCCTTTTAACCTATATTGCTCCAATAAAACTAAACAAAGTAAGATTAGTATGTATGCACCTATGTGAATGCATGCAATTAACATTATACTCGATGAAAACGATGTTGGCATGGCAAAGGTAGCAAGAACTGCGTAAAATGATAAATTTCTATTATGATTTGATACATACAAGGAAATTGTTACCAGTACCCCCATAAATATCCCTGGGACAATATAGTAAAGGTGCTCGTTAAATCCTATTATTTTTATTGCTAATGCATATGGTATGATCTCTGTAAAGTAAAATGATACCGTAGATAGCTTCCATCCACTTAACAGTATGTTACCGTTTAAAATATCCCTTGCTTCTCTGAATGATGATATAACATCAGAGTTTGGGAGTGTATTTTTGGCAATTAGTGAATATACCACTGACAATATTGTGAAAATAAAAGCCCAACAAAAAAAGTTAAATTTATTAGTCATTTTTTACCCTTTATTAAATATTTAGGTCGTTGCTTAGATTCTATGTATATACGTCCAATATATTCACCTAGTACCCCAATCCCAATAAGCTGGATGCCCCCGAGAAAAAGAACAGATACCAGAAGAGACGGATAGCCACGCACTGGGTTGCCAAACGCAATGGTGTCAATGATCATCCATGTCCCGTAAAGAAAGGCTAAGCCAGCAACTAACAGGCCGATATATGTCCATATACGAAGCGGGAATGTTGAGAAGCTGGTAATCCCTTCAAGAGCAAGATTCCACAGCTTCCATCCGTTGAATTTCGTGTTGCCTGCAACCCTTTCCGCCCGGGCATACTCAACGACATCGGTGCTTCCTCCTACCCAACTCAATACACCCTTCATGAACAGGTTGCGCTCAGGCATGAGCTTGATGTTTTCCACTACTTCACGAGACATCAGGCGGAAATCGCCAACGTTTTCCTCAATCTTCGGATTGCTTATTTTGTTATGCAGCTTATAGAACCATTCAGCCGTCTTGCGCTTTAGGCGACCATCGGTGGAACGGTCTGTTCGTTTAGCCAGAACCATATCAGCACCAGCCAGCCACTTCTCAATAAGATGCGGTATGACCTCGATAGGGTCTTGGAGGTCTACGTCAATCGGGATAATCGCCTCACCTGTAGCATGGTCTAACCCAGCGAACAGCGCTGGTTCTTTTCCGAAGTTACGAGTGAACGACAGAGGCTTAACGAGAGGGTCTGAAACGGCGATTGAGTGTATGATCGCCTCTGTTGCATCCCTGCTCCCGTCATTGATGAAGACAATCTCGACCTCATAGGGCTTAAGGCCTTCAAATTCTCTAACTGTTTTGTAAAAAATCGGTATCGCGTCTTCTTCGTTGAATACTGGTACCACCAGAGAAATCTTCATTGTTTTTCCCTAAAGACAACATGTTTCGAATAAAAGAAACCACAAATCAGGCTAATAAGAGAAAACTCTACAAGAGTGATGATGGGGGAAATCTGATAGTAATCAGACACCTTACCAACCAGTACGCTCATTAGACCCATAAATGTGACAAAGAGAAAATAACCTCTAACTTTGGGCTTTGATTTGAATGTGAATGCAGCATTGGCGAAGAACGAAAATGTTACTGCCGTAGCAAATGCCAGAAGGTTTGCAGCCGCCTGGTTTACAGAGAGCATGTAGACGCCAACTGAGAAGACGATCCAGTGAATGGCGGTGTTAAACACGCCGACCGTTAAATATTTTGAGAATAGCTTAAGCATATGAGTGTTTGGGTAGTTTTAGAGTTCAGCGTAGTTTATCACCTAAGACCAATCTGATCAGCACTTGATCAATTCTGGTAGGTGAAATACTGTATTTATATGGGTCTTCCCTTGTTGTGGTGGCTGAAGGCATGATAATGGTGTATTTAATCGCCAGAGGTCACCGCCATGGATGAAAAGTCCCTCTACGCTC